TGGTATACAACGCTGTGCTTATTACTCCTGATCTTACAACAGGAATACCAGAAGTAGGTCGTACTGTCATAATAGGCGACCACTACTTCCTATTAGGTAATGTTATTACTGGCATCCCAGTCTTAGGTGAACCTTACTACAATCCAGCCTTAGCTAGAGTAGTAAACATAGGCAACCAACGTATAGGTAGCAGAACAGAAATAGCGAATAGTAACTCAGTTAGATTTGACTCAAACAATAAGGTTAAGATAGGCTAATGGCTTTTAGAATTAAAACGAATGATACTAGCCCTAAGTTGGCAGTAACCCTAGAAGACGCAAGTGGTAATGCAATAGACATTACAGGTAACAATGGCGTTAGGTTTCACATGAAAGCGTTTGGAGCAACAACACTTAAAGTAGATGCTCCTATGACAGTTACAAATGCTTCTGGTGGTATAGTACAATACCCTTGGGTGGGTGCAGATACTAATACTGCTGGTACTTACTACGGTGAAGTAGAAGTTACATATGCTGATAACACAGTAGAGACATTTCCTAACAATGGTTACTTCACTGTTATTATTAAGGAGGATCTAGACTAATGACTGAAGCGTTTGATATAGACAACCTACCTTCTGAAGAAGTTATTAACAAAGCAGATAAACCACTAAACAAACCATTTAGACTGCCAAAGGGTTCTAGTAAGAAGTTTGGTGTTTACGTAAACTCTGGCGGTAAGACTAAGAAAGTAACTTTCGGCGACCCTAATATGGAAATTCGTCGAGATGATCCTAAAGCTAGAGCTAACTTTAGAAGCCGACACTCATGCAGTACGGCTAAAGATAAAACCTCAGCAAGATATTGGTCTTGTAGAATGTGGAGTGGTAGTACAGTGGGAAGTATGACTAAAGATATTACAGGTCAAATATTAAAGACCGATGAAGAACAACGCATGGTCTATGGTTGGGCTTCTGTAGTAACCGAAAAGGGTGAACCAGTAGTCGATAGACAAGGCGATGTAATTAAACCTGACACGTTAGTAAGTGCCGTAAACAAGTTTATGGAGCATGTACGTGTAGGTAAAGAAATGCACAAGGGTGAGCAGATTGGGGCCGTTATCCATTCTATGCCTATCACTAAAGAAATTGGTGATTCTCTTGGCATCCAGAGTGACCGAGAAGGTTGGATAGTAGCGTTTAAAGTATATAACGATGATGTCTGGGCTAAGGTAAAATCTGGTGAACTAGCCGCCTTTAGCATTGGTGGCAGAGCAACAAAGGAAGACTATAATGGCTAACCTTTTAACCATGCTTGAATTAGACGAATTATCTTTGGTAGATCGTCCTGCCAATGCTGAGGCAATGGTATCATTATTTAAGCGCGACAACTTCGACGGGGAAACTATGAACGAAGAATTAGAAACAACAGTAAAAATGTCCGATGAGATGTTAGGTAAACTAAAGCCTTACATGGACAAAGGTATGTCTGAAGAAGAAGCTAAGAAGGCTTATGACGAAGACATGAAGAAAGCAAAAGAAGCTGAAGTAGACAAAGCTAACGCTGAAGTTGAAACTCTTAAAGCAGAGAATGAGCGTTTACGTAAATCTCTAATTGAGAACGGCTACATAATCAAATCAGACGCTATCGAAAAGAAAGCTCCAGAAGAGTTCCTTGAGTACGAGGGCGACAAAATTAACAAAGCTGATATTCCAGCACCTATCTTAAAGGCGTTAGAAGAAGCTGAGTTTGCTAAAGCTGATTTAGAGCTAACAACTAAAGCGGAAGAATCTCTTCCTAACTTTGACGTAGCTACAGCAAAAGAATTAGTCAAATCATTTGAGACTAATGAAGAAGTTATGGGTGTACTAAAAGCCGCTGATAAAGCATTTGGTTCATCTATGGAAGAAGTAGGCAAGGCAGACGTTGACGGTGAGTTTACTACCGCTTCAGATAAACTTGATGCACTTGTAAAGTCCTACATGGACACTAACGAAATGAAGAAGAGCGAATACGCTGTAGCATACTCTGCTGTTGCAAAGACCGATGAAGGTAAAGCTCTTATCACTAAATCCTATAAAGGGGAATAATCATGGCTGTAACGCAATCACGCGACAACCGCACTCTAATCGCTGGTGCTGATCTTAGCACCTCTCAATTCTTATTCGCAAAAATGGATGCCGCCGCTAAAGCTGTCTTAGCTGGAAACGGTGATGGTACTATCGGTATAATAGCTGTAGGTGCTGAAGCTGGAAATGCTTGCACAATAACTCACTCAGGTAAAGTCATGGTAAAATGTGGCGGAACTGTAACTATCGGAGACGATGTAGGTATCGATGCCGCTGGTAAAGCTGTCAATGCGGCTTCTGGTGACATCATCGTTGGTCGTGCTTACGAAGCAGGTGTTGACGGTCAAATCATCGCAATCGAATTGATCCTAGCCGCTAACGCTCACGCTTAATTTAAGGAATATATATTATGCCATTATTAACACCATCCAGTGTACATCTGGATCAACCACTTACTAATTTGACTATCGCTTACGCACAAGCAGATACAAACTTCATTGCGGATAAAGTATTCCCAATCGTCGGTGTTCAAAAGCAGTCAGACAAGTATTACATCTATGACCGTGACAACATGAACCGTACAGGGGACGTTAAGAAATTAGCTCCACGTACAGAAGTGAACCGTATCGGTATGTCACTATCAACAAGCTCATACTTTGCAGACGTATTTGGTCTAGGTATGGACTTCGATCAACAAACACTTGCTAACGAAGATGCCGCTTTGGAAATTCGTTCAGCTGGAGCGCAAACACTTGCGACACGTTTGATGATCCATCGTGAAGAGCAATTCGCTTCAACATTCTTCTCAACTAACGTTTGGGGAACAGAGTATGACGGCGTAGCTAACGGTGACAACAACTTAGACTCAGAGTTCACATACTGGTCAGACTACACAAACGCTACACCAATCGTAGACGTAACTAAAGCACGTCGAGCGATGCAACTTAAGTCTGGCGGATACAAGCCAAACACAATGGTTGTAGGTAAAGAAGTTCGTGATATCTTAATCAACCACCCAGATATCCTAGCACGTTTAAACGGTGGATCAACTGTAGCTAACCCTGCATTGATCACAGACGCTAAACTAGCTGAGATCTTCGAAGTGTCTAACTTCTACGTAATGGAAGCAGTCAAGAACGACTCAGCAGAAGGTATTGCAGAAAGCAACTCTTTCATCGGTGGTAAAACAGCTATGTTAGCACACGTTGCTCCTTCAGCTGGATTGATGACACCTATGGCTGGCGGTACATTTGCTTGGAACACTTTAGACGGTGTAAACAACTTAGGTATCACAGTTGAGTCATTCTCAGACGATGCTCTTAAGCGTCAACAGGTTGCAGAACACATCCAAGTTAAAATGTCTTACGACATGAAAGTCACTGGTGCTGACTTAGGTGTATTCTTTAACACAGCTATAGCGTAAAACTATACAAAACATTTGGTGAGGGCTTAAGTGTCCTCACCTCTTTTATTAAGGAGAACCCGATATGATACCATTTCAGTTTGACAGACCCGTATTTGTAAAACAAGAATTTAGTGGTGGAGGAAGAGATTGGAAGAGATCAGAACATTACCCTTGGAAAGAGTTATCTCTCTCTAGTGACGTTGTTCAGACTTTATATAACAATAACTTTCTACATCATAACTCTGACCTAGAAGTTAAAGCTAAGGTTGGAGACGGACTAGAAGTACTTGATGTCGCATCACTAGCTGTCCTAGTAGATACGATCAATGCTAAAGTAAAAGCTAAGACTAATTCCCACGCAGAGTTTACTCGTAAGAAGTGTAAGAAGTCTAAGATACTAGAGAAGCAACGCGGTTTACTCCGCAGTTGGCGTAGAAATTATGGAGAGTTGGAGAACGACTAATGGCTTGGAGCTACGACGAAGGAAACCTAAATATATCTGATGCACTAGGTAGATTAAACTCTACTAGGTTGTTAATCGGTGATACAGATCTAAATGATAAGCAAGTACAAGATGAAGAAGTTTCATTCGCTCTAGCTCAAGCTAACAACAACGTATATAAAGCTGGTGGGTGGTTATGTAGAGCTATAGCGGCTAAGTACTCTCGTTCTGTCGATGTAGAGATCAGTGGTGCGTTAAAAGAAGCCTCATCACAACTACAAGCTCACTACACTAAGTTAGCAGATACCTTAGAGTATCAAGGAACTAAACTAGGTGGTAGCTTAGGTATCTCAGCAGGTGGTATTTCTGTTTCCACTGTAGAGGGTGTAAGAGCAAATACTAATAGAGTTAGACCAGAGTTCAACAAGGATCAATTTAAGATAGACGCAGAAACTACTGATTACGAATAGGGATGTCACATGCAAGCGTACAATTTACTTAAACTGGTACAACGTCATGGTAGTACTTTGACACTAAAGAAGACTACTGCTGGTTCTTACAATGCTAGTACTGGCGAGTTTTCTAGTACAGTTAAAGAATATGAAATAACTGCCTATATGTATAATGTACAAGAGGGCGTTTTACTAAACGAGATAAGACGTGGCACACGTAACTGTGTGATACCTGCCCTTGGCTTACCTGCAATACCTACAGACAATGATCAAATCTCTGGTAGAGGCGACACAGTGTCTATTAACAGTGTACAAACCATCTATGCTTCTGGTGTAGCAGTATGCTACGTTTGTGAGGTATCTGAGTAATGAAGACAAATATAAAAGTTAATGTTAATAAACTAGAGGGTGACTTCGAAAGACTTAACGAAGAGATAGAACAAGAAGTTGAAGACTTTCTAAGAGATATAGCTGATACTACTATAGAGTTCTCTAAACCTTTTGTAGATACAGGAACTTATATTACTTCATTCTCTTACAGTACAGGTTCTGGTAGACCTAGAGGTGGATCATCTCACGGTAAACCTAGAAGACAGAACCCTACCTCTAAAGGTAATCAAGGTCTACAATTACTGTATGGTGATATAGCACAACTAGACTTAGCTAACACGACTATGGTAAGTTTAAGGAATGGTTCTGCTCACGCTGAGTTTGTAGAGTATAAACAACAACGCGCAGTATTCGAGAGGATAGGAATTAAGTATGGCTGATGTACATAAAAGCATAAGGTCAGCATTAGAGACACAACTTGGTAATGTATCAGGTAATCCTCAGATAGCTTACGAGGGCGTTTCTTTTGTACCTACAACTGGCACTAGCTACTTACAGGTACTGTTTGCCCCTGTATCACGTAGACCTGCTGTACGGGGCTTAAATCCTCAACAGAGATATGACGGTCTATTCTCAATTAACTGTTACGCACCAGAAGGTCATGGACCAGCAGTAGCAGACACCCTTGCTAAGAACGTCATTGATGCGTTTGAGGCTACTACTTCTTTAACATCAAATAATATAAACGTATCTATTGACTACGCAGAAAGACAACAAGGATTCTTAGATAGCCCTTGGTACTTTGTTCCTGTTAATATTGGTTGGTACGCATACACATAATTCTATAGGAGAATATAATATGGCCTTTGCACAGGGTTCACGTTCCAGTCTGTCATACATTACTGAAACAACTTTCGGTACGACACCTGCTGGTAACTTCCAAAACTTACCTTTCACTTCACATTCACTTAACATGACTAAAGACCGTGTTGAAGGTACTGACATTCAAGCTGACCGTATGTCTAGAGTAGACCGTCACGGAAATCGTCAAGTAGCTGGAGACATTGTAGGAGATCTACGAGATGGAGATTTCGATGAACTACTAGAGTCAGCTATGTTAAGTGCTTGGTCTACTAACGTACTTAAAGTTGGTACAACACCTAAGTACTTCTCTATCGAGGACTATGCCGCTGATATAGACCAAGCTAGGTTGTTTACAGGTTGTTCAGTCAATACATTAGCTGTATCACTAGCACCTAACGCTATGGTAACAGGTACATTCGGTATAGTCGGTAAGAGCATGACTATGAGTGCTTCAGAGAAGACGCAAGATGCCGCTTCTGGAGCTTCACCATTTGATTCATACTCAGGTGACTTAGAGATAGGTGGATCAGCATCAGCTATAGTTACAGCTATGGACTTCACTTTAACTAACAGCTTTGCTCCTACGTTTGTTGTTGGCGACGATAGCGCACCTGCATTAGAAGTAGGTAACGCTGTAGTAGAAGGTACTCTATCAGCTTACTTTGAAGATGCTACACTAATCAATAGGTTTGTTAACGAGACAGAAACACCACTTAAGGTTACTGTAGGTGACAATGCTGGTACACCAAACACTATGGAGTTCTTTTTCCCACGGTGCAAGATAAACAGTGCTGATGTAGGTGTAGATGGTCCTACAAGCAGAATAGTTAACTTAACATTTGTCGCTTTACGTGACAATTCAGAAGATACTAACTTGCGTATTACACGCTCGTAAAGAATACTCTAGCTAGAGTGGGGGAACGTTGGTGTCGGGTCTGACGTTCCCCATTTATTAACCCGAACTCGATAAGGAAACTCGATATGGACTTAAAAGATTTAACACCCAAAAGTGACACAATAGATGTCACACTAGTGCATCCAAATACAGGAGAAGAGCTTACTAACCCTGATGGTTCTAATATGACTATCTGTATGTATGCTACACACTCTGAAGAGTATAAGAAAGTTATGCACTCTCAGACTAACAAAAGAATTAAAGCCGCTACAAAGAGTAATGACTTGACTATGACTTCTGAACAACTTGAGGCTTCTACACTTAGTGTACTAGCAAATACGACAAAGAGTTGGGATATAACTTTTGATGGAGAGAAGCCAGAACTAACAGTTAAGAAGGCTACAGAGATATACGACCAAGTTTTCTGGATCAAACTACAGCTTGAGGAGGCGGTTGCTAACTCATTGGATTTTACCAAAGCCTGACAACTAAACTTGAAGACTATGCAGAACATACGTTTTCTCTAAGTAAGTCAGGTAAGGATGGTATATCCGAAAGAGAACACCTAGAACAAGTAGAAAAGCAGACTGGCATAAGACCAGAAGGATTAAAGTCTCCTGACTTTCCTATGGTCATTTCCCACGTATGGTCTGCTTTTATAACCTTGAGTAAGACAAGGAGTATGGGGTTTAGTGGACCTAATCCTATTACATACGAACAAATACTAGCGTGGAAGAAATTAACTAGCACACCTTTAGATGCTAGAGAAGTAGAGACAGTTATGTCTTTAGATACAATATACATGAGGGTTATAAATGGCTAAAACAATCCAAGTTAGTGTTGATACTAGCGACCTTAAGGTTCTAAATACGCACTTAAACACTACTAAGAAGACCATACAAATGACCGCTAAGTCAGCTAAGTCTGATTTCAAGCAACTTAAGATGTCTATTGACCCTGTGTATAGAGCAGAGAAGTTATTTACTAAACAAGTATTAGTAGCTCAGAAAGCAGTTGCTACTGGTGCTATAAGTAATAATGAGTACTCAAGAACTTTTGCTATGATACAGAAGAACGCTCAGGCTTCGGGTATGACCTTAAACCAGTTTGGTCAAGTAGCAAATGTCAACACACGTAAGATGAAACGCTTCGGTGCTGTTGGTATGCAACAAGTCGGTTATCAGGTACAGGATTTCGCGGTACAGGTTCAAGGTGGCACAAGTGCTATGGTCGCCCTTGGTCAACAAGGTTCGCAGTTGTTAGGTATCTTTGGTCCAGCTGGTGCTATAGCAGGTATGATCTTAGCTATCGGTACTGGACTAGCTGGTGCATTTATGGCGGCTAAAAAAGCAGGTGATGAATCTATTAGTACTGCGAAGTTATATAAAGATGCTATGGAAGAGTCTGCTACTGCTGTAAGATCTCTTAAAGATGAAAACTATATGTTAGCTAATAGCATTCAAAGTGTAAGTGTAGCTAAGTTAAAACAAGCTCTTATTGCTATTAAACAAGAGAAAGCAGATAAAGAAGCCGCTGAACAGGCATTCCTAGATCAAGAGGCAAAGAATTACAAATACGGTGCTGGAGCAATAAAAGTTGACTTTGGTGATAGAAAAACAAGTATGTTTGGAGAGACTTATAATGAGGCCATAGCTAAAATTGAGGCTCAAATTAAAAAGACACAAGCGGTATTTGATGAAAACCTTGGTCTTAAAAAAGAACAACAAGAAGCAGAAGAACTAAAAAAGCTACAAAAGGCTAGAGAAGATTATATCAAAACTCTAATTATTCAATCAGACGAACAAACGATTATATCTGACAATACTGGAAGAGAATTACTTCTAGCTAAACAGGTAAATGAGATGAACGCTGTGGAGAGGCATCTCAAAGAACTAGGTCTTGAGCTTGATGATGAACAATACCAACGAGCCTATAGATATAAAGAACTAGAGCAAGAAGCTGTTCTACTAGCTTATGATGCAGTGCAAGCAGAAAAAGATAGACTACAAGCAATAAAAGATGCAGATGCAGATTATAAGAAAAGAATTGCTTTAGCTAAGAAAGCACATGAAGCGGCTAAGTTAGCGGCGGCAGATCTTATAGCTCTAAATAAATCTATAGGTAGCTCTATGGAGAATGCTATGATGAGTATGGTAGATGGTACTAAGTCTGTTAAGGATGCCTTCAAGGATATGGCTAGAGAGATCATCAAAGAACTATATCGCATTTATGTCGTTAAGAAGATTACAGGTATGATAACTGGTGCTATAGAAAATAAGTTTGCTCCAGATATAGCAACTACCGCTAGTGCTATCCCTAAAGCTAATGGTGGTCCAGTTAATGCTGGTCAAAGATATATTGTTGGTGAACGTGGACCAGAAGTATTCACCCCTACAATGGGAGGTCACATAACACCTAACTCTGGTGGAGGTGGTTCTGGAACTACTATCGTACAAAACATAAATGTATCGACAGGTGTACAACAAACTGTACGTGCTGAGATACGACAAATGATGCCACAGATTGCAGACAGTGCTAAAGGTGCAGTACTAGATGCTAAGAGACGTGGTGGTAGCTATGGAAGGGCGATGGCATAATGGCTATTTCTTACCCACTTGCTTTACCTACTAACATTGGTATGGCTAGTATTGAACTAAGAGCTAAGAATACAGTTGCTGTATCTATGTCTCCTTTTACTTATAAGCAACAAACACAATCTTATGATGGTGAGATGTGGGAAGCTGACATTAGTTTACCACCTATGAATAGAGATGATGCAGAGACTTGGATTAGCTTCCTGATGAGCTTAAAGGGTATGTCAGGTACATTCCTACTTAACGACCCATCAGCTAAGACTGTGAGAGGTACTGCAACGTCTGCTGTTATAACAGGTGCTGTAGGTGCTAGTTCTGTAGCTGTAACTATGACTGGTACACTTAAAGCTGGTGATTATATACAGTTAGGTACTGCCGCAGATGCTACTCTACACAAAGTACTACAAGATCAATCTGGAAATGGTACACTAGAGATATGGCCTAAGCTAAGAAAAGCTAGATCAAGTGTATCAGCTGACCTAACTAATTCCTCTGGGGTCTTTAGGTTATCAGCTAATGAGACTTCTTGGTCGGTTAACAATGCAAGTTTCTTTGGTATATCATTTGGAGCAATGGAGGTAGTAGGATGAGTAGAGCAATACCTTCCTCACTACTGTCTGCACTTACTGGGGATAATATAAGACCTTTCTATGCTGTAGAGCTTATGTTTGACACTAGAACTATTACAGGTGTAGATGGTAATCCTGTTAGTATTTCTCCTTTACGTATGTGGACTGGTATAGGTGACAAGACTATTAATGTACAAGGTAGTAACCAAGTGTTTACTGGTACAGGTAGCTTACTTTCCATCGGAGACTTAGAAGAGGTAGGAGATCTATCCTCTAAATCTTTAGAGCTTACTCTATCTGGAATACCTAACTCTATAATATCTCTAGCTTTACAAGAACCTTACCAAAGAAGAGTGGCAAGGTTGTATTTAGGTGAGCAAAGCGATTCATCTGTTGTTGAGATTTTCTCTGGTAAAATGGATAAGATGTCAATAATTGACGAGTCAGAGACAAGTACAATCGCTTTAACTATAGAAAGTAAACTAGTAGAATTAGAGAGATCTAGTGGGTGGAGATACACTAATGAAAACCAACAATCCCGATACGCTGGAGATACCTTCTTCTCTTACGTACAGTCAATGCAGGATCAAACAGTAATATGGGGAAAGCAGACTTAAATTCTTACTTAGATAAGATAATAGAAAAGCCTTTTCAGTGGGGTGTACACGACTGTTTTACTTTTACTAATGGTGCATTTAGAGCTATGCATGGTGTAGGATATGCTGACGACTGGGAAGGTTTATATATGCAAAGTAATGGTGTATATCCTAAAGGTCCAAGAAGTGTGAGAGACGACTTTGGTTTTAACTCTTTAGACGAAGGGTTAGCTACTAAACTAACTAGAGTTGAAAGACCTTTATTTGGTAGCTTAGTAACAACTAGAGCAGGTTGTCGTTGGATAACTGGTGTCGCTCTAGGTATTTCCATTGGCTCTAGGGCTGTCTTCCTTAACATGGAAGGCTTAATTAGATTAAACATTGAAGATGTAGAAAGTGCTTGGGATGTCAATAAATAAACACAACACTCCTTTTAACGTATTAAGGCACAACAGACAGTTTGAGATAGCACCTAGAGAACCTGTGACTGCAATAGCAACAGCAATAACTTTAGCTGTTGGGGCGACAACAGGGGGAGTAGTTTACTACGCTATTTATGGTTTAACTTACCTAGCTATTAGTATGGTAACAACTGCTTTAATAGGAGCTTTAACACCTAAGCCAGATTTAGGTGGAGTCAATCAATCTAATGGCTTACAAGTTAATAATAAAAATGCTTTAGCTCCAGCACAGTTTGTTTACGGTAAAGTTAGAAAAGGTGGTACAATTACTTTCAGTGAGTCTACTGGGGGCAACCAGAAGATACTTCACCAAGTAATATCTATAGCTGGACACGAAGTAGATAGTATAGAAGATATATATGTCAACGACATACCAGTACAGATGACTAACGAGAATGTTACTGAGTCTATCTGGGACAACAAAATTAAGATTTATGTACATACTGGAAACCAAACAAGTGCTACAGATACATTTGCTAACTCTACACAAACTTTAGCTACAACTTTACATAGTGAGACTACTGCAACATCTGACTTTATAGGTAAAGGTATAGCTTACTTATATTGTAGGTTTGAGTACGACTCAAGTGTTTTCTCTAATGGAGTACCTGTAATAACTGCGGTTATAAAAGGTAAGAAGGTAGCTACTACTATTAACGGTGTAGCTCAAACACCTGCTTGGACTGATAATGCCGCTTGGATAATAAGAGACTTCCTAACTTCTGAGTATGGTCTGCAAGACAGTAGTATTGATTATGCTACTTTTGAAGAGGCCGCATCTGTAAGCGCAGACACTACGATACTGTCTGATGGATCAAAGCAATACGCTATTAATGGTGTGATACAAGCGACTGAGCAAATAGGTAATGTTTTACAGAACATGATGACTTCATGTGGTGGTACTTTATTTTGGGGTGCAGGTGCTTGGAGACTGTTCGTTGGATCTTTCGTAGCTCCTACTAAGATACTTACACTAGACGACCTTAGAAGTGGTATATCACTTGACACTAGGATGTCTATGGCAAATAACTTTAATGCAGTACGAGGAACTTTTGTAGATGCTAGTGCAGGTTGGGTTAGTGCTGACTATCCTCAAATTAACTCTAGCCTTTTTCTATCAGATGATAATGGAGTAGAGTCTGTACTAGACTTAAACTTACCTTTTACTAGCAATGTTATAGCGGCTCAAAGACTTGCAAAACAGATGTTGTATAGGAATAGGGAACAACTTACCCTTAGTGCAGAGTTTGGTCTTAATGCTTTAGACATTGAGGTTGGTGACTTTATTAAGTTCAGAAACGACAGATACGGTTGGACTACAGGTAATGAGAAGACATTTGAAGTTACTGAGTGGAGACTGTCTCCTAACGTAGACAACGGTGATCTAAGAGTTGCTATGACTTTAAGAGAGAGTAGCTCTTCTGCTTTTGGTTTTAATGAAGCAGACGAACAAGATATTATTAATAACAATACTACACTTCTACCTTACTATAGTGTACCTAATGTTGGTGTCACTGTGAGTAAAGAGTACAGAGAAGTTAACGAAAGTGTTGTTAACGTCCTTGTTATAGAAGCAACGTCAAATGAGATAGAACGTGTAGAATCAGTTATTGTTAAATACAAGAAGACAAGTGACACAGTGTTTAAGTCTGTAGGTCAAGCTATACTTGTTAATGAAGGTAATACAGCGGCTAGGTTTGAGGTAGTAGGTATAGATGCTCCTCAAGTAAATGAGCCACCTATAAACTACACTATATCAGTTACGCCTGTTAATGCTCTTGGTTACAAGGGTACTACAATTACAACTACCTTTAACGTAACACATGATACTACACCACCTTCTGCCCCTACTAACCTAACCCATTTACTATCGGGGGGTACTGCTTTCTTTAACTGGTCGCCAGTTTCTGCTTTAGATTTATCACACTATAAACTGCATTACTCATCAAACTCATCTGCAAACTTTGGAGATGCTTCTACATTAGTAAAGGTAGAGAAGATTGCTAGACCAGCTACTTCTGTTTCCTTCCCTGCACTTGCTGGTAAGTTTTTTGTATCGTCTGTAGATAAAACAGGTAACGAAAGTACTACAGCAACTGCTGTTGTTATTACCCCTTCTGAGTTACCAACTCTAGGTCAGTCTGACACAGATACAGAAAGTACAAGTTTCAGTGGATCTAAGACTAACCTTACTGTCTCTGGTGGTAAGCTATTTATGACTAGCTTTGCTAACGCAAATTCCACTGGGGTCTATGAGTTTGATCATGGTGGCAGTAGTTACTTTGATGTAGGTACATCTCGTACAGTTAGATTATCTTACGCTATTACTGTATCTCGTAAACATCAAGATGCTGTTAATGGAGAAGTAGACTGGGACGATATACCTAATAACTGGGATACTTGGCCTAACAACTTTGATACTTGGACTGATGAAGATGCAGATTTCTCAGATTATGCTGTTATAGTAGAAGCTAGAGCCGCAGATACAGCGAATAACTTAGCTAGTGCATCTTTCGTAGATGCTTCTGGGGAGGTTGTAGGTAGGTTTGTAGAGTTTAGAGCTACCCTTTCTAATACTGGCCCGAAAATAACCCCTAATATATCGGCACTAAGTGCCACAGTGGAGTACTAATATATGTCACAACATGACTTTTCTATAGCTAATCAGACTGCCAGTAGCGCACGTTCTGATATAAATAATGGACTGCAAGCCCTTGCTAGTAACAATAGTGGGGCTTCTGCTCCTTCAACAACTTATGCTAATATGTTTTGGTATGATACGACTAACAACATATTAAAAATGAGAGATGAGACTAATAGCTCTTGGATAAATGTTGCTTACATAAATCAATCTACAAACTTAACGTCTATAATTGACAATACTCCTGTTGTTACTACAGGTGGATCTACAGTTGGTCTTCTTGGTGATCAGTTACAAAGTGCTTGGAATACAGGTACATCTACTACAGAAAGCCTTATTTCTCCTCTCAAGATGAAGAACGCTATTGAAGCTAACTCAGTGGATCTAACTACTGGTACAGGTACTGCAACAATAGGAACACTTAAGATGGCATGGTCAAAAACTACATTCTCTGGTGTGCCTACAACCGTTTACATTACTCTACCATTTAGCTACACAAGTACAAGTAGTTTTGGTGTGGTTGCAATTAGTGATAACGGAAACCACTCTGGGGCAACGAGGGCGGCACAGGGTGTCTCAATAACAGGAGTAAATCAAATAGCATACTCAAAAGCAGGTTTTGCTGGTAATGCTTGCCACTGGTTCACGATAGGATATTAATATGTTAAGAAAATACGTTCAAGTAGATGAAAATAATATAGCAGTGTGTGTTTGTCTTGTTGAGGGAGAAGTTGACGCGCCTGTACCTGTTATACCTCACGACAATCCAGAGACTGTTGAAATAGGTACGAAGTGGGATGGTTCTAATTGGGTTCAAACAGAAGAACTTGTTAGGTCTAAGAGAGACAAACTACTAGTAGAACAAGTTGATGTTGTTGCTGGTAATGCTCTTCGTTGGGCATCTCTTAGTTCTGATGATCAAGCCTCTTGGTCTGCCTATAGGACTGCACTCTTAAATGTACCCCAGCAAGATGACTTTCCTCTTAATGTGAGTTGGCCTACTAGATGATGGAAATGACAGATCTATGGAGTAGTGTCCTAACACTAGGTGTTGGTTTTATTGGCTTTGTTCTAAGAGGTTATGTAATAGAGTTAAATAGATTACGTATACTACTAAACAGAACTAGAGAAGACTACGTTACTAAGGCTGACTCAAATCAAGTCCTTAGTCAAATAATGAGCAAGTTTGATAGAATAGAGGAAAAGCTAGATAGACTCGTGGAGAGAAAATGAAACCCTTACTTATACTACTTACCCTACTAATTGGTAGTACTGTGTATGCTGACGACACAATTTATACCGACACTAACAGTACAATAACTTCTGATGGATCTATGGATACTACAATCAATAGTCCACCACCTTCAGCTATATCACCACAGATAAGTGCAAGTAACTCTGACTTATGTACTGTAGGTGTAGCTGGTGCTGTACAAACACAAATACTAGGTATCTCTGCTGGTCGTACAGTAAGGGATATGAACTGTGAGAAGTTAAAGAACGCTAAGACTATGTATGATATGGGTATGAAGGTTGCGGCTGTATCTGTAATGTGCCAAGACGAAAGAGTGTTTGAAGCCATGCTCAATGCTGGAACTCCCTGTCCCAAGGATGGATTGGTAGGCGATAAAGCTAGACTAGCATGGGAAATGGAAGCAGTTGAAGAAGCAATAGAGCGTGACCAGAACAATGTAATCGAGAGGATGTTCGATGAAAATGGTGAGACAAAGATTGGCTTGGGTGTTATTTTTAGTAGCCTTGCCTTCTTATTGTTACTCTGACCCTTATACATACGGGTCAACAGGTAATGCGGCTAGTACTTCTTTAGGTTGGGGTATGGATAGTATCTTACCTAGCATTGCTGGTGTAGACATAAACGGTCTTATCTACAGGTACACAACTGTTAAAGATCCAGATTCTGATATGAAAGTACACGTCAGTAATCTTAATGCTAATGCTGATGGTTATATCTTTAGAGAAACAGATGATTGGTCGGGGGTAGCTGGTAATACCATTGTAAAGTCGTTTCCAGTTTCGAACATTCCAGCTTCAAATTGGGGTACAGGCTCGATTGAAGTGGAAGGAGAAGGCAGAGTGGAAGATGCAGTTGTTATTTACTCCTACAGGGTAGATACGTGCTATGATCCTCAGTCTGATCCTTCATGTGCAGGTTACGTTAAGCCTATGCCTGAGATACCAGAAGTAGTTGTATATGATGCACTAGAAGATGATGCTGTTGTAGATAACCTAGAACCTGATGAGTTCCAATACGACGAAGATGGAAAGCTAATACTCTCTGAAGAAGAGGAAGAAGAAGAGACACGTATAGAGATGGGACTAACCGCTTCTGCTAATGCTCTCACTTTATTTAAGGCTCAAGGTCAAGATGATATAATCATGGCTATCAACCAACAAACTAATATCAATATGTACTACAACGCTGAGATAAATGGCGGTACATTAAATGATGCGGCTGGACTACAAGATGGTACAATACCTGACAACAAGAAAGCCCTAAGAAACAATTTAGCACAACAAGTATTGCACGAACAGATGGTCGATATGCAGTACAATAAATGAGGTTTAATATGAAGTATCTAGTAACAGCACTATCACTACTCGCTTTACCTGCACTAGCAAACACACCAATAACAGGTAACGTAGAAGCTAAGTGCGTAATACAAACAACTAAAGATGGGGTCTATGGAAACCCTATAGCTAGTAAGTTAAGCACTACACCTGCTGATGGTGGTGTTCTACCTGTAATAAGATTTGATGTATCTATAGCAGACAGCTACACAGCTAACATAACTCACCCTACATCTTTTAGCTCTTCTCCAACACTCACAGATACAGTAGCATGGACAGGAAGCACAAGTGTAACTCAAACATCTGTCTCTGGTATGTCAGCATATGAAGAGGCTAAAGTTTTAGTGGACAGTACTACTATATTTAATTTAACCCTTGCAGGGTCAACGTGGTTCTCTACAGCTTCTAGTGCTACTTACGGAGCATCTAAACCTTTCGCTGGAGGGGTCTATACTGCGCTAGTACAGGCCAGCTGTGTTGCTAAGTAGGCTTGTAGTACTCTTTTTACTACTATCATTTTCCACCTCAGCACATGAAATGACACCAGCTTATCCCGAAGTTAAACCTTCTCATGTAGCTGGTGTAGTTAAAGTAGAGATGTCTCTGTTTAACTCTAGAGAAGAAATACAGTGGTATCAGATAGAGTTGTTTGATTTAAATTGGACGAACATACCTTTTGCATCCTCATACCGAATTATAAACATAGGATACAAAGAGAGAAAGTCTTTTGATGTATATATACGTAAAGCAGATATGGATGAAGCTGTATACTTATGTACTACATCAAAGGTAAGAAAGAGTAGTAAGTCTAGAACTCTTATTTCATCTAGGATATGTTCAAGATTAGATGGTGAACCCGCATGAGATTATTATTTACCCTTTGTTTTGTAGCTAGTTCTGCTGTAGCAGATAGTAGTTCCCTTTCATTAGCATTACCTAACCCACCTATGAACTACCAGTCGGACTCATTTTCCACTGGGAGTATGAGGTGTAGTAATGCTGTTGGTGGGGGTGTAAATCTTGAGTACGGTGTAACAGGTGTACTATCAGGTTTAGATACAAATAGCAGGGGTAAAGATATTGGCGTGTACGCTAGAATTGTTATACCTTTAGATAAACCAAAGGCTCGTATAAACTGTGACGACCTATACCAAATAGAGTTAGCTCAACGTAGATTAGAGATACAGAAACTACGAGATGAACTAGAGCAACTAAAGAACCTACAAAGTTCTGGTGGTGAGATGGAGTTTGAGAACTAATGGATACTACTAAGATAGCAGACAACATTGATGGTCTAGCAGATCGTGAGTTTAAGACAGGCGGTATGAAGGTATCATTTGGTTCTATCATGGCTATACTTGCTTTCCTATCTACTATTGTAGGTGGTTTGTATGGTGGCTTTGTGTTGTACCAGAAGATAGAATCAGTCGCTGGACTTGACCTAGAAGAATACCAACTACAAATGGACGTAATGGATGCCAAGGTAACTGGTATATCTGAGAAGGTAGAAGAGAGTGTAGAATACAGTCGTGATATTAAGAATGGACTTAGATCTGATATTCTTAGTATAGAGAAACAGACGGATCGTGTGGAAGACATGGTACGTGAAACAGAAGATAAAGTACGTAATATGATAGATGACGCTGAAGTAAGGTTTGAGAACCAAAGGGAACGTGTCAGAGTATCACAAAGTGGCTCGATGAAAGAACTCGAAGATAAACTTATGGATAAATTACAAAGGGCGTTAGATAACCCCTTAGCAGATTAGGAGACTAATATGAATTGGATTAAAGATAGATTAAAAGAAAGAACTACATGGGACGGAGTTGCTCTATGTGGACTTGGAGTGATTGTAATACTATTACCTAACTCAATAGATAATATTGCCGCAGGTGTAGCTATCGCTTGGGGTGCATGGACTACTCTTAAGAATGAGTGAATTTGATAAAGTAGATAAAGATGGAAGTGGCACTATAGATAGATCAGAGTGGGAAGCACTTGAGCTAGAAGATAGACGCAGACGACTAGATGATGAAGATGCACAAAGAGATGCACAAAGACGTATGGCATGGTTCTGTCTAACAGGTATGCTTGCTTATCCTTTTTGTGTCGTATTAGCTAGTGCATTAGGATTAGATCAAGCGTCTTCTATTATAGGTTCTATGGCTTCCATCTACTTCCTATCAGTTGCTGGTATAGTTGGCGTATTCTTTGGCGTTACTAATATGAGCAAGAAAGAAGTGAAAGGTAATAACGGATAATGTTAGGACTAAACTTAATAGGTCAGGTAGCTAATTTAGCTGGTACTATGATCGAAGGTAAGACTGCTGTAAAGAAAGCAGAAGCTGAAACTAAGATGAAGATAGCTACAGGTGAGATCGACTGGGATATTGCCGCTATGAAAGCTACAGAGAACTCGTGGAAAGACGAGTGGATAACTCTACTCTTTTCGATTCCGTTAATTCTAGCGTTTTGTGGAGACTGGGGTAATCAAATCGTACAGGATGGTTTTGCCGCTTTATCTAACATGCCAAGCTGGTATCAATATTCCCTCGGCGGTATTGTAAGTGCTAGTATTGGTATGCGTGGCGTAAGCAAATACTTTGGAAAGAAATAAACATGAAGAACAACTTTGATAAGTGCCTAGAAATGTTATTACATCACGAAGGTGGATACGTTAATAACGTCCACGATAAAGGTGGGATGACTAATTTGGGAGTCACTAAGAGAGTGTACGACAAGTGGATTGGTAGAGAGTCTACTGAACAAGAAATGAGAGACTTAACTCCAGATGATGTAGCTCCTATCTATAAGAAGAACTACTGGGATCGTGTCAAAGGAGACATGCTACCTTCTGGTGTTGACTGGTGTGCATTTGATTGGGCTGTAAATAGTGGTTCTGGTCGCCCTGCTAAAGCTATACAAAGAGCAGTCGGGGCTACAGCAGATGGAGCTATAGGACCAAAGACGTTAGGTCTTATAATGGAGAAAGATCCCAAGTTTATAATTGATTATGTATATACAGTACGTCAAGGCTTCTATGAAGGTCTAGATGATTACAAACACTTTGGTCGTGGATGGTCACGGCGTAACAAAGAAACATTAGAACAAGCTCTCAGCATGGTTGAAGAGTAAACAAAAGAAAAGCCGTAGGTATCCACTCAAGGACACCTACGGCTTTTTTGATTCTATACTTGTGGTGTGAACCTATTAATTCCCTCTCAGGTAGGCTACCCTATGGAAAGCTCTAACCCCTGTCACACAACGCTTAATTTCCCTCTCAGGGGCTATTTAACACCTACTGCATCCATCGTAATTGCAAGACCTTCGAATAGAGTTTTTATATCTTGATTTAGCTTAGATATGATCCACACTAAGTAGGTAGATAGAGCTAGATTACCTAACAGTATTCCTTCGTTTATTGTCATTTATGTTTCTCCGATAATGCTTCATTCATACGCTTAAGATACCATTCTGCTTTCTTCATATCCTCTACAGGATTAGCTTTGTACCTATACCTATGTTGATACTTAATCATGTTCCCATGACAGTAGGCTATAAAACCATCAGTACCTAAGACTTGTCTAATATAGTCAATACATTCAATACCTTCTTGGTTGTAGTGAGCAGGTTTATTAACTGGGTCGAAACCCATCTCTTGTTGTTTCTGATCTAAATTCCACTTAGCCATTTTTACTTAAGTATTCCCTTAGTTCTGTATAGCCCCCAAGGTGAGTGCCATCTGGTTTAAATATTTGAGGTACTGTAGTATAGCCTGACTTACGCATTAAAGTCAACAGCCACTTACTGCTTGGAGACTGTACATTATATGTTGTTACCTGACTACCTGCGACACCCCTTAGTAGTTGTAAAGAGGCATCACAGAAGTTACATTGGTTTCTAGTTATTACTATCCACATTAAACGAGATCTACAATCTCACAGCTATCCCCAGAACAAGCTAATGTCTGGCTACCTGCTGTGTTATCTTCTTGTTCATACTCTGACAGCTTAGACCAATCAATAGCCTTGGGCATTACATCTAGAAGTATCTCATAAGTTGTCTCATCACAGTCTTGATAAGGTGCTTGTTGATACGTATGTTCATTGAATGGTAAGAACGAAACACCTGACATCTCATCAAAGTGTCTATACACGAATGCTCCTACTTCAAACCATTCGTCTTTCTTAACATTAATAGTCACACTAGGCTTATGCTCACACCAACTACGTTGATAAGCTAACCACATCTCTAGTTGTTGTATAGCTGACATATCAGCAGTAACTGTTGCACCCTCTGGAGCTTTCATAGGGAAGCTAAACACTGTAGTTTGTTCTGGCTTCATTACGTCTGGCTCATTAGGTATACCTTGATCCATCATAAACTTTGTTAACGGGTCTTTGTTGTCTCCGCGTACAGTGCGAATATAATAGGCTGAGTGACGAGCGTGAATCCCACTGCTAGAGTTAACCAGTTGGCTGACAGTACCGCTTGGTTTAACACAGCTGATAGCAGTACTGACAGGGATATCAAGGCGTTTAGCCCAAGTAGCATTAGTATCGACAGCGATCTGTTTGAGGTGTCCAAGAGTGTTCTCCAATCCTTTATTTGTAGTTGTCATTATAGGATTGTCCATGATACCTGTCATAGATACACCTAGTAGTCTTTCTTCTTCTGTATTCTTTTGCCATATCTTACGTAGGTATGGAAACTTAGTAAACGATGATTGTATAGTACCTAGTATTGTAGCTATTCTAACCTTACGTTCTAAGTCATCAACAGTATCTGTAGCACGTATAACTACTTCTGTTAAGTTACAGAATTGTGCTGGCCTCAAAATTATCTCACTGCAAGGATTCGTCCCGAACTCAAAGCTAGGATCTCGTCTACCATTCTTAGCCGCTTGCTTCTTAGATGCTTCACGATTAAAGATACCACGTTCACCACTCCCACTTTCTACTAGAGCCATCCACTCACGCATAAACGACAAACTGTCTGGCTTCTCAGTATAAGATACAGAGTTGTTAGCTAATGCTCTTTGTGGATCGTTATCCCACCATGAACCTGACTTAGCATGTCTCATGCGATCATCTGATAAATTAGATAATGAGATCATAGCAGACCTACGTACACCACCTACTACGACTACCTCACCTATCTTACACATAATATCGTGACACTCTAGAGATGATAGTCTACGTCCCTTAGCTTCTGTAAATACTTTAGTAACAAAGTTAAATAGGTCTATAAGAGGGGCTGGTCCAGATGCTCTACCACCAAAGGTCTTTAGCTTTGCACCTGCTGGTCTTACCTTAGATACATCCCACTTAGGTACTTCTCCGCTATACAACAATGCTATGAGTTGTCTTAGAGACTTAGCCCAACCTTCTTTACTGTCTTTTACAATAATAGTAGTATCACTGTTAAACATAGACTCAGGTATCTCAGGTAGTTTTTGTATAGACTGTCTCTCTACAGAGAACCCTACACCTGTACCACACAACAATATAAACATAGCTTCGTCAAAGGCTTTAATATCATCTACAGCTAAGTAAGAGCAATTATAACCTGCTGTATTGTCGCGAGCCATAGCTGGACCAGCAGTCATAAGGGCGCGCATACTTGGGCAAACTTCTAGGTTTAGTATAGCTTCTTCTATCTCTGCTATCTGCTTAGGGTAATCTCCTAAAGCTGGCTTAACTAAGTTATCCATATACCTAGTTACTGTCTCTCCCCAAGACTCTCTTCTGCCTTCTGCTTCTAACCAACGAGCATAACGTGACTTGTGTATAAATGATTGGTAGTCTGTTGGTAAGTAGTTGTCACTCATTTCTTGCCGCCTCTTTCTTGTCTATCTTCTTTAAACCATATCATGCGATCTATGTCGCCACGAGTAAGACCTATATCTTTTAGTTCTCTATCAGTTAACCTATTTAGATGTTTGACTGCATCTCTGTGCATCTGCCATGTAATCATGTAATTGATAAACCTATACCACCATCTACCAAACGCTCTTAGTATCCTCATCTATTATCTCCTGATCCTTTTATCTTATCTCTATTCTTACGGCTTGTTAGCTTCTCAATATTTATGTCAGCTATCTCATCTAAGTTATAACCTATGTCATTAGCTAAGTTAGATAAGTACCACAGTACATCGCCTAATTCCTTCGCTACCTCATGTCGGTTAAATACACCATCTCTTACTTGCTTCTTAACCTTCTCAGCTACTTCCCCTGTCTCCCCACATAAACCTAAAGCAGGGTACAGAACCTTATGCGTTGCAGGGTATATAGCAAAGCTAACTGCTTTCTGTTGGTATTCTCTAAATCCTATTGTCATACTGTTCTTCCATAAAATTCTGTTGGTTTCATATCTTCTTTATAAGCGTCAAACAAGTACCAACAACAGTTGTCCTTACCTACACCCTTACTTCCTTCTATCCACTTAACACGACCTATTGATACAACCTTAGAACAATAAGTCATAAATAAAGCTGACTGCTTAGTGTGCATCCAATCAGCATCAAACAATAACCAAGTAGGACAGATACCTAACCAATGATCTATCAGTGGATGTAATATCTTTCTGTCCCATGGGGGGTTGGTTATCATATAGTCCATTACTCCATACCCACCAAAGTCAAGATTAAGAGCATTAGAAGTAAATATGTCGGTATGTCTTGGCTCAATGTCACTAGCATATATACACTCTCCTGTACCTTGAGTTAGTTTATTTATGTGCCTTATTAAGCGTCCGTCACCAGCACAAGGCTCTACGTAATCAAATGCGTAGGGTAAATGGTACACAAGAGGCTCTACAGCTTCTATGGGTGTTGGGTAGTAGTCTCTGGGTATTCTCTCAAAGTCACTACGTTTACCCATACAACTCCTTTAACCTCTTTAACGACACAAACTCTGGCTCATACATACCATTGTCTATCTCACGTTTGATTACTACACCCTTCCACCAATCAAGATTAGACTGACCTGCCCAACCTTCTTCAGCACCCTTAAAGCAACCTGCTACAAGTCCTATAGCTTTAGCTCCATCCTTAAACTTTAGATCACGTTTATGACTGTGGCCACAGGTAGAGCTTGTATATCTGTGACCTAACAGAGTATTAGCGTGGTGTAATCCAGACACAGCAGAACCGAAGTTACCTGCTTGGAAGAAGTGAGCATATGATACACCATCATATTCTGCTATAGATGGTCCTGAGTTTCTGTATTCGTGGTAGTCGTCGAACCAGTGGTCTGTTTGAAGATGCCCAAAGGATATCCCGTATTTGTCTCCCTCAAGTCTGGGATCACTTTTGAGTGCCTTCTTAATCCTGTTTTCGTGGTTGCCTTCGAAGCCAATCCATCTGGGTCTTTTGTACTTTCGTTGACTGGGCTTTTGTCTAAGCCTATCCATAGATTCATTGTAATGTTCGATATCTTGTTCATAGCTCTGACTGACAATAGCTTCAGGACTCCTAGTATCAAAACTATTGAGAGAACGCATATCAGCACCATCACCAAGGTCGATGATATAGTTGGGGTTAACATCATATATTAATTCTCCTAGCCAATCAAATCTTTCGTTACTTGTAGTAGGGTCTGCGTGGGCGCAACTAAATACAACTGCTGTCTTAGACATATTCATTTCCTTCGTGGGGTATATTTATAACTATAGGATCTATAGTAGATAAAAAGTAGGATTGGAATTTATAGGCGGCATCAAAGTTAATAAAAGGTATATCGTCTTGAAACATCTCCTTAGCTTCTACATCTTCTACACTGCATGTTAACCACCAATTACCTTCTGGGCATTGAAATGGTCCGCTGATTACTCTGTGTACATGATAAGTTATTTGATCCATTCGTCGGGTATCCTTTTGTCTGCATATAGAAAGTTATTCTTCTCGCACCACATAGCATATGTAGTCTTAGATCCTTTACGAATCTTATTCTTACTGTTGCTGAATACAAACCTTATGTCAAGGTCAGGGTTTTGTTCTCTAACCTTAAGGTGCTTCTTCCTGTCGTCTGGAACAAACCTTCCTTTTGATTCAATTATGATACCATTGGGTAGTATAAAGTCAGGGGTGTAAGTCTTGTTCTCTACTAACTTCCAGTTTATCTTAACTGTCTCGTAGCCAAAGTCTACACCCCTGTCCTTGAGGTCTTTCGATATGACATCCTCAAGCCCAGAACGATAACCATTCTTTATCGCCTGTTGTCGGATCTTACTTTTGGTGGTTGCCATATCTCTTCCTCTTCTCTCCTAAGCCATAACAGCCTAGCGTTTTCTATTACTCTATCCTGATTTCCATCGTAGGCTTTAACGACACAATCCCAGAGATCTTCTTCTGTCTCTGCATCTTCTAGTATCTTCTTAGCTTTGACTGGACCAACACGAAACAGACCTACTATATTGTCTGCTGTATCTCCTGTTAGTATCTGAGTATAGAAGAACTTAATTCCCCCGAAGGGGGTTACTTCTAGATAATCGCCTCTAACCATGTTAAAGTGCCAACAGGGTAACTGTAGCATGTCTTTATCTATAGAGGCTACACAAGCCTTGTAGTCTAGTCTGGCGGCTTCTTTAGCAATGAGGTCATCGGCTTCCTCTCCTTTACTTATGATTGCTTGATACTTGCTTTCCATGTGATCTCTAGCGGTCTGCAAGTGTCTAGGTTTCTGAACGCTTTTTCTATTTCCCTTGTAGGGGTAGGACTTAGCTATATCATCTCTGAAGTTACCTTTACCTGTAAGGTACACAGAATAATCTAAACCTATCTCTGGAAATAATACGGTGCTATCTAAAATGAATTCTATGAGGTCATCAACTTTATCTCTTGTGTCTTGTGACCCCATCTGTTCAGTGGAGAAGGCCGCACGATAAGCAATTATGTCTCCATCGATTAGAACCTTCCCCATATCCATTTAAGTGTCACCCCACATCATTTCACCATCTTCGCACTCGAAACCTACAGACTTAACATAGGTGAAACCAAAAGCATGTGCGGCTTCAGCAAAGAGTTGAGCTAACTCATGGGCTTCTGTAATATCGTCCCTACTCATATCAACGCTTCCGCTGTAACCATCATCATCTTTTTCCATGTACGCATTAACACTTACTCTCATAGTCTTTCCTTATACAATAAATAGCTCATCATCTTCTGTGATAGCATTGTTTTCTTCATATGGTACGTGATCTGTTACACCTACATTTAGTAGACGAACACCTGCACCTTGAGCATAAACCTCAAACTGAACTTTAGCTTTAGTACCATTACCTAAAGCACCATCCTCAGAGAAGCTCCATAGTCTTTTCTTCTCTCTTCCTTCAGTTAAGTTTACCACTGTAGGTGCGCCACCATAGTCTATTGTAACAGGCTCTCCATTACGATCAGTAAAGTTTTTTACATCAGAGATCTTACGTTTTATCTTCATGTACTTACCTATACCAAGGTCTGCATTACCTTGCCTTATCCTATCACTATTCATAGGATGTAAGTCTAAACCCTCTTTCTCTAGGTGTCCTATCTGTGCTTCTTCAGTAAAGTAAGCGTTGGTAATATACTGCCCACCTTGACTGTGTACTGCTTGTGCGGCGCGTGGTCCATCTGCACTTCCCATATCCGCATTTTCTGGAAATACTTTCGCATATTCTAGTATCATATCCATTGTGTATTTAGCCATGTCGAGTTCCTTTCGGCTGTTGGTACTTATATATAATGTCCTTTTTGGACAAAGTGTAAAGTAAATATAAAAATAAATTAGTGTATGTCTGCGTAGGTCTTACCGAACTGTGCATCTACACCTAATGGTACATTGAGTTCTAACTTTTGATTAAGGTTTTCAATAGCTTGCTCCATTGTAGTTTTTGTTTGCTCTTCGTTACCTTCTGGTACGAGTGCGATGATTTCGTCGTGGAATTGTCCGATGGTTTTAATTCCGTAGCGACGACATAAAGATACCCAACTGTCAAAACAAAATACTCCTGTTCCTTGATTTAATGTAGAGAACTTATCCTTGTCACTACGTAAGCTGTACCAGAAGTTTGATACAGGATTCAGTAGCCACATAGACCCAAATAAGTCTCTTGTACGTGCTGTATTAGCTACCTTATCTACTGACCAATTACGTGACCAGAAGGCTTCTAGCAATACTGTAGCCTCTTCTTTACTCATGCCTGTATTACGTGACAAAGTAGAAGATCCTACACCATACGTAGCACTATAGTTTACTACTTTATAGTTCTTACGTAGGGCTGATAGGGATCTCTCTCCACTGTTATGTTTGTCGATGTCCTCTTGTGTAATTATACCTGCATGTTTAGCTAAGTCTAAGTGTGGATCAAAGCCTTCTTTAGACATCTCCTCTACGTAGTCAGGGTCTAATGGCTTCATGTAGTGACGCTTAGTTGTATCCTCTAGTGAGGTCATGTCAGCACCACATAATGTATATCCATCTGGACAAGTCAAACAACCTCTTATCTCTTTACCATACGGCTTATCTACAGCAGGTAAGTTAACGAGAGGCTTGGCATGTTTAAACCTAAGAGTATTAGTTAGACCTGCTATGTTAGCCTGTACGTATCCATCTACTTGTGCATTAACCATAGCTTTGATAACACCTATACGATGAGACAATACAGATAGACCATCAAGTAAGTTTATAGCAGGTTCTTTATCTGCTAGTGCTTTTACTGATCTACACAACTCTGCATCCTTACGTACTTGTTCTAGCTTTCTAGTGTCGCCTGTAACCTTATCACGTAAGAACTTATATGTACGTGGTTGCCAACCTAACGAGAATAACCAGTCCTTAACTTGATCTGTACTGTTAGGGTTAGCTCTTTCTTCACCTACCTTAACTGTAAGAGATTGTGTAGACTGTGGTTGTTTCTGCTCTTTACATAGTGCTACCCACTTCTCTCCATTAGATGATAACGACCCATCCTTCTTGTGCATAACTTTAGGTTTGTTACGTACTGCTGTAACAATCTTACGTGGCATAGCATCAGCAAGTAATTCAGTCTTCTCAGCCTTTAGGCTTTCCCATGTAGCCAGATAATCTTCTGCTTTACTTACGTCCAATTTCCACTGTAGGGACTCTTGCTCTTTAGCGCACTCCATCTTGAATGTCATATAGTCAATAAGTCTATCCCTATTTCCACTGTCGGGGTATAGCTTGTCTAACTTTATACTTAGGTCACGCCACAGTCTTACGTTGATCCTTACATCTTCTTCACACCTGTATTGATATTCTTCTGGACTTAAGTTCTTCCAGTCATTGATCTCAGGTTTAGGTACACCATACATCTCACCATACTGTGCTAGTCCATGCTTTTGTAAGTGGTGGTTTATGTACCAAGCTAGAGGTAAGGTATCTATAATCCTAGCGTCTACTTTTATGTCTAGGATCTTTTCCACTACAGGTATATCATACCTAACTATGTTGTGACCTATAAGTGTGTCAGCGTTAAGAAAGAATGTTCTCATCTCTTCATAGTCAAAGGTAGATTGTATCTGACCCTCTTCATTTGTGTAAGATACTACGTGTATCTTTGTGGGGTTGAACCCATCTGTTTCTATATCAAATACTGGCATTACAGTAATCCTAACTCTTTGTTTGTTTTTGCGTACTCCCTTTCAAGAGGGGTTAGGTTTTCTTCTAACCACTTATCATATAGCACTGCGGCTTCTTTCTCAGTTTTACTCACTCCTATGTAAAACTGTTTACCATTTACAGATGTCATAGCTCTATATGCTCCATAATTATTTATATAAACACCTTTATATTTTGAAGCTGACCCCTTCCTTGGCTTTTGATTTTTTAAGTTAAGTGCGTTTGTAGTAGGCCTCAAGTTTTCTATCCTGTTATCTACCCTGTTTCCGTTTATGTGATCTAGCATACTAGGTACTTCTCCATAGTTAAGAAACCAAACAATTCTGTGCGCTCTATAATTATGCCTATCACCTTTAACAGAATAATTTGCAATATTTAAGTATCCATTACTAAGTGTACCTGCCACACTACCTGCGGCTCTTATTTTATTATTAGTACTACTTGCACACCCTTTCCAAATAAGATCACCAGTCTCAGGTACATAAGATAAGTTGTCTGTAATCCACTGTTTTTCTTCTTTACTCCACTCTCTTGATTCAGCCATTATAATATCTCCCTTAACATAAATGTATCTAAGTTAAATGCTAACTTACCTGCTTGTCCTTCTTCTGAACAAGGTCGGTTCTTCTCTACTTTTAGGTAAGTCGTGTTACGTTCTTCCATATTGTCAGCTTCCTTATCTCTGTGTAGGTCTATGATAACAGATGCACGTTGACCTATCATCTTACAGTACTTTGGATCGCCATTCTCATTAGTGTGAGCAATGGTTACAATCCCTACGTTTAACTCTGCCGCTAACTTGGATAGCCTGATAGACAGGTCAGCTAACATAGCTTCTTTACTTTCTTCTGATGTACCTACAACTACGTCTTGTATAGGCTCAAAGAAAACAAACTTACAGTCACAAGCCTGACTAAAGAATCTTATCTGATCTATTAGTTCGTCTGTACCTTGACCATCGCCTAAGTAGAATTGATAGAAGTTCTCATCTTTAGTTAAGTTACCTATAGCTTCACGCACAAGGCCATCAGCTTCCTTCTGTTCTATCAGGTCACGTCTTGTCAGGTTGTCACCTACCTCATACGACACAAGCCCTAGTAGTGACCTTAATTTAGTCTCTTCTAAGTGCCATGCGGCAATAGGTATACCTTGCTTTAGCATACTGTATTCCATGTATCTCATAAGCTCAGTCTTACCTATACCTGTAGGTGCTTTAAATACTGTGAAGTGTCCTTGCATAAGACCTAAGATCTTATCATCTAATGCTACAATACCTGTAGGGTAGTAGACGTGTTCTGGTGTATCCTCATACAACTTAAGGAACTGGTCAGCAGTATTCAGTATGTTCTCTGGTGTATGCTTGACTGGCTTCCACCATAGGTTCTTAAAGTCTGCACCTTTACCTGCCTGTAAAAAATCATTGGCATCTTTATATTCACCATGTTGCATACGATAGATCTTATTAGGAAACAATCTAGCCATACGATCAGCTAAAGCATTACCTGCCTCATCATTATCTACTGACAGTATAATCTTCTCGAAGCTACCTAACCAGTCCTTACAGTTCTCCCATAGCTTCTTAGATGGTGTAGCTGAAGGCAACGACACAACAGGGTTAGTATACTGGCTCTTAAGCATCTGTGAAGCTGATAGAGCGTCTAGTTCACCTTCTGTTATTGTAACCATCTTACTACAACCAGCAGGGTATAGGTTCATACCAAATAGTTCATCACCTTTGAAACCATCTTTAGCATAGAAAGCCTTCTCATCTAGCTTACGTACCTTAATTCCCCCAGAGGGGTATATGTACTCTTGTCTATCGTCATACGTTAGTACGTTATAATCTTTCATTGTACCTAACATAATCCCACGTAGGGGGGTGTAATCGCCTTCTGATCTGTCTTCAATTTTCTTAGGTGTAAACTCTGTTACGTTCATATAGTCACTTTCTTTCTTTGTCGGGTATTTATCTTTTGCCCAAGTGTGCATCTCTTGTCTTGAGGGATAACCACTTCCACAAGAATGACACTTACCAAATCCTTTGGTGTTATATGAGAACGCATTGCTAGAGCCACACGACACATAAGGACAAGGTTGATGTATTATATCTTGATATACTATAGTCATACTTACGTTTCTTTCTATTAGTAATTATATTATTAAGTTATAACTTACGTTAATACTTAAGTAGGCATTTATCTATAATGTCTTTTTAAGTTAAAGTGTAATATCACAAATTGTTACAAGTTTGTCACGAATGTCATTTCTCATAGTATTTAAGTGCATACGAGACATACCTAACGCTTTAGATGCTTCTGTTATGTTATTGTTATTATTATACAAAACTAGAAATACCTTCCACTCTCTGTCGCTTAGTTCTTTCTTTAATGTTTCTATAGAATCTTTTAGCTCATACGACCCAAACAAATCGTCAGCAGGTATTTGTGCCTCATCTGGTTCTACATAAACTGTAGTATCTGTTACAGCCGCATCACGACCAAACCTACCTTTTGGGTAGCTAAGTTTAGACAGACTTACATTTACGTATTCATACATGACTGTTCGCGCGCTATAATACAATTTAGGTGGGTCAGTGATACCTTCTGCTCTCATCTTTAAGCATAGCACTACACCCTCAGAAACTATATCATCATAGTCCTGATGGTTATAATACTTACTAGCTAGTCTTCTACACATATCTAGTATGTCTTGGTTGTTCATAAGAATAGACCAGTCATATATAACATTGCCTTAACTAATACGAAAGAAAATCCTATAAACGAGAATCCTATCATAGTAAAAAATAAAATACTTATGTACTTAGCTACTCTTAGTTCTTCTTGTTTCATCTTATCTGTCCTATAATATGGTTTATAATCTTTACTCATTCTTCAACTCCATTTCGATAGTGTTAATCTTAAAGCCGCAAATTAAACATTTCTTATAGCGTTTTATACTAGGGAATCCTCTTCCGTGGTATTCTCTTGTATCAGTTACTTTAAGTTTATTCTTATAACCTTTAGTTAAGCAATCAGGGCAATAGAATACCTGCCTCATTCTTCTTTATCTCCTATGTTGTATTTCTGGTGTACTATATCTCTCTTCAAATTACCTGCTTCTAAAACAGGATCTTTAGAATACATAATATCATTTAGTATACCCATTACGTCACTCGCAAGTATAAAGTCACCATGTAGTTTTATCTTTGTCATTAGAACATTACCTCTCCATCTATTATTAGTGTGTTATGCCAAGCTATAGTCTCGGCTCTTAGTGCATAGAAGCCTGTCTGCTCTGCTACACTCTCAAGTTCTTCTATATCACTCTTGAGTATGCCTAGCTCCATAAGCTCCATTTCCATCGAAGGGGGTAGAGGCATTATACCTCAGTCCCTAACCCAAAGATACGACGACCACCTGCTACAAAACCTAGCACACGATCCACATTAAAGCACTTGTAGCCTTGCTTAGTCTTGAGTGTGATGTAACCAGCTTTGCGTAGTGCTTCAGCCGCTATA